TTAAGAAAGTTCTAGAAAGATCTCCATTATCAAATGCTTTTTTTACTTTGTCTTTACCCATAACCTTAACCATATCATCCAAAGATGAGATAGAAGGATCTATGTTTTTATCAAATGTTCTCCAGATTTCAGTTACAGGAACTGTACCATCTGCATTCATTCCACCTTTGATCATTAAGTCTGCTCTTGAAGATACAGAATAGTGAACGTGAGCTTCTGCTCCTCCTACAAAGTTGTAGAATTCACGGAAACCTGTGTTAGTGATAATGTCAGAGAATCTCTCACCATATTCACCACGGGCAGAACCTTTTCTGAATACCTTAGTACCATTAGCAAGATATTTATTATCTAAAAACTTGTAGTTGTCATTGTTAACTAACTGAACTGTGTAGACAAAACCATCACCCATTGGAAGAATATCTTCTGCAGTGATGTACATCTCACAACCATTGTATTTGTCATACGTGATAATATCACCATGTCCAAATTCTCTTTTGTTAAGCTTGATACGGAAGGTTGTACCATCCACACCTTTAAAGCCATTACTTGACTCAATGTCTTCTACAATGTAAGGAAGATCTACAGAGACAGGGGTCTGCCACTTGTACTCTCCACGAGCATTATCAACATTAATTACATTCTTACCACCAAAAGATGATAATTGGTAAAGAGGCATTTCAACTCTTTGAGCCATTGCCCAAAGGTCTACTGGACCTAAGTCCATTGGTTCTGCATCTTTCAGCATATTCACCAGGTGGTATGAATCCACATGGGAACTTGCCGCATAGGCTGTATCCCGGAGGAATATGCCGTTGTTCATTACTGGAGTTGCCATTTTTATATTTGTTTTATTTGTTACTTATTTATTAAAATCTTCTAAACATATTTCCACCATTTCTGGAAATTGTTTTTTGTTGTTTAGTTCCAATTGATCTTTTATCACTTCCTTCATCATTTATTACTGAAGAAGTAATTTTTCTAGCTTCTTCTGTTTTTAACATTCTTACAGTTTTTTCTGTAGCTATTTTAGATCCTTGATCTCTTACTTTACCTTTATATCCTTCTGGATCTGCAAGTAACCAAAGTGCTTCTGCAATTAGATCATGTCTTGGTTCTACAAACTGATACTTTTCTAAAAGGTGGCCTAACATATTTGTAGGTTTCCCAGATATTGAAGGGTAATTTGGTTGAACTAATCCTGAATATAACATACCTTGTGTTTTTTTATCAAGTTTAATTCCTCCTAAGTCACCTACTGAAAGTGTATTATATACATTATCAGTATATTTTTTTGCAGCATTCTGTTGCTTTTCTTTTTTTGTTTCTTGTTCAGCTAGTTGTCTTGCAACAATTTCTTCTTGCATTCTATCTAACTTAGGTTTAAACTGATTAGCTTTTTGCTCCAGTCTTCCCATATCTCCCCATTCTTCTATTTCTGTTTCAATCTCTTCAGCTGTTCCAAAATTAGTAGCCCAAAGATATTGTCTTGCAATTTCTGCTTGATCATGTTCATCAGCTGGATCCAGTTGAATCATTTCTTCTACTTGAGCCAGTGTTCTGAAAAGACCTTTTAAATCTTGTCCTCCATCTGCAACATACTTTGCTGCAATTTGAAGTTCTTCTGGTAAAGCATTAAAAAATTCTTTTGGAGTATTCTCTCTAATTTTATTTTCTCTTTCTTGAAAATTTGCTTCAAATAATTCTCTAAAGTCTTTAGTAGTATATTCTTCTAATGGTTTATCATCATCAAATCCAACTAAAGAACCTTCTTCAATCATTTTTTGTGCTAGGTCAGCAAGACCTGATTTATCTACTTTAGGTCTTCCTTTACCTCCAGCATCTTCAGCTTGACTGATTAATCCATCAAGTTCAGCTATTGCTTCTTTTACTTCTGCATCTTCTTCTTTCTTTTCAGAAAAGGAAGATTTGTCAAGGAACGTAGTGTCTACACTCTCCTTAGAGAACATAGTCTTTGGTTTTTCTTCTTCTTTACCATCTGATGGAAGCATTACACTTTCAGCACCTGGTATTCCAAATAATTCATCAATGTTTACATCTGCTTGTCCTACCGTTGTAGAATCCTGTATTTGAGTTTCCTCAATTTTGTCTTTTTCCATTACTTTGGTTTTTGTTGGTTGTTAATGTAATATACTAATTAAATTTTAAAAATTTAAAATAAAAAAACTTTTTTTAGCAGTATATGGCTAAAGGTCTATTTCTTTTTCTTAGAATCTTTAGAATCAAATTTATTTTTGTTTTCTCTAGCAATTTCTAACTGAGTTTGAGCAATATCTCTTTGAACACCTAGCTTCTCTCTTTCAATATCTATTTTCTGATTACTTCTTACATTTTCATTAGATTGTTTTTCTCTTGCTAAAGACATTTGTTCTTGATATTGTTCACTTTGTCTTATCTCTTTCATAGATTCTGAAAAGTCTGATTCTTCATTTTTATTAATATCAGCCATAGCTCCATAACCTGCTGCTTTAATTTCAGCAATAAGAACTTGATTTTGTCTATCTTTTTCAGAATTTGATTCTTCATACTCTCTTCTCAATCTTTCTTCTTCTGCTTTTGCTTGAATCTGTTGTTCTTGCATTTGCTGTGCAGACTGTTGTTCTTGTTGTTTCTGTTCACTTTGTTTAGCTTCAGAAGCTTTAAGAACAGTATTAAGTTGAGCAATAGAATCTGCTTGTACTATTTGTCCTAAATCAAATATTGAAGCTCCTGTAGTGTTGTTATTCATAGCCATTCCTTTTAGTTGATCTAGGATAGCTCTATGATTAGCAGTAGTTGTACAAAATATATTAAGATCTCTCATTAATAAATCAGTTCCTTTTATTTCAAAATTTACTTTTTCATCTGCTCCTGTAATATAAGTTAATCTTGCAGATGGCTTAGTAGAGTTATAAAATTGTGCAACATCAGTTCTCATCTGGTGTACTCTTGGCATTAAGTAATCACAATGCTGTATAAAGAATATTTCTGTTTGTGCATAAGATGCTGAAGCAGCTTGTTCAACTCCAGTAGCAGTTATCTGAGATAGTTGTTGTCCCATTCTTTGTGGATTAAGACCTATTACTTCAAAGGCTTGTTGCTTAAAGTGATTAGCTAAACTTATTCTAGACATTAATCTTTCTGTCTGAGATAGATCTAGTTTCTGGAAATGTTGGAAGTTAAGTGCATTCTCTGTATTAGTAATACTAGTATCAAGAGGAAGCATCTGAAAATTCTTCATTGCCATGTATGCTTTAGCATAATTACCTTTACCCCAATCTTCTCCTAAAGAGTGCTTAGGAAGAGTGTTCTGATCTAACATGATAATAGTACCTAACTCATCTACTAATATGTCAGCAATCTGGTTGTTTACTATGTTGTACCCAATCTGGTATGGCTTCATTAAATCAAGTAAAGCTGTAGACTTAGTATTTCTATCTGAGAATACTGCACCTTCTACAGGAAGTTTACATCCATAAAGAGTATTATCACCTTTAAATTGAAACTTAAGAGGACCCATTACATTTTTATCAATACCTATATACATAGGAGCAAATCCTCCAGGATTACTTGTTCCCCAATAAGATCCTATCTTTATACCACCCCATACTTCATTAATCCATATCCAATCAATATGATCTCCAAAGATTACATTATCTTTAGTTTTATTTTTAAATAATCTAGTATCATAAATAGGTTTGTCAATTACTACATAATCTTCAGTTATTATTTCATTTATTACTTCACCATTATCTGCAACTTTAGTAAGATGACCTACTTTTCTTTGAGACTTCCAATACATTGTAGAACATCTTAATAAATTAAGAAAACCTTCTCTAGTAAAATCTTCACCTTCAGAAAGAATTTGTTGTACTATATCTCCTTGTGTACCATTCATTACAGCAGAAGTATACTGCCTCATTCCAAGAGAAGGCATATTTGTATTCCATTCATGTGATTTAGTTGCATCATAAAATGAACCATCATTTTGCATACCACCAATATTGTAACCAGCTGATCTAATTGGAAAAATAGCTTCTAATGATAGTAACTGTTCTTCTGTCATTAAGTATCCATACTTATCTATAACATCTGAAGGAGTTAATAAATCTGTTTTACCAACCCAATTAGCTTGAGAAATATACCTTGCATCTGGAGATTTATGATAAAAACAAACTACAGGATTCCAAAGTTCTACTTCATAATCATCCTCCATCATTCTCATATGCCAAAATTCTCTATCTGTAATTAAGGAATCTCTAAAAGCTCTCTCTTCTAATTCATCCATAGAAAATCTTTCTACATCTACCTTATGTTGGTGAGTTGCCCACTCTTCTATCATAGATCTATAATCTTTTTTAAAGAATTGTTCTATTTCAGGAAGTGTTCTTAATTTTTCTGGATTTAATTCTTCTTGAGCTTCAGGTGATTCTGGATCTAAACCTTGTTCTAATAAAGCAGCAGAAATTTTTACTTGTGCATTAGACATTAAAACTTCTTCAACTGCAGCTCTTTTTTCCTCCATCATTTCATTATAAGAGTATTCATCTACTGCACGGTATGTAAGTTTAGTAGATCTCTTAGCAAATTCAGCTACTAGAACATTAATAACATTTGGAATAATTGGATAAAACTTTAATTCTAAAGCAGCAGAATCATCATTTCTTGTAAGATAATCTACAATGTCACTGTTTTCATTATTTTCTTCAACAATATAATCAGATCTATCTATAATACCTTTTGCAAGTTTATAGTTCTTCATTAACCTTCTAGCATTTCTACGGATCTGTCTTATACCTTGCCATTCTATCCAGTCAAGATTCCAAGCAGACCATTCTTCATTTTTATCTTTTTTAGAAATAAATTGTAATGGTTGAGTTAAACTCCCCATTCTATTTGTTTCTGATTTAGCTCCAGCTTTAAGCTGCATTGCATTATATACTTGCATATCTATTATTTAAAGTTCTTAAAAGCTGATCTTTTAATATATTGTCCATTAACTTTAGCTCTGTTTCCTCCCATATGACGGAAAGGACTGCTATTTAATTTAAACAAATTTTCTGACTTTTGCAAGTTTTTACTTGCATCATCCATAATAACTCTTTTAGTATAACCTATATTTGCTTGTTGTATTCTCATAAATGCAACCATTGCAGAAAATGCAACTAGTCTATCCACGTTTAAACCATCTGTATAGGCATGCATTTCTTTAAGCAACATTATATCTGGGATCCTTTCTATACCATAAGTTGTTCTTACTATAGTTCCATCAGGTTTAGTTACAGTATCTAGTTCTTCTTTACAGTATTCTATGACATAACTTAATAAGTGATGTTTAAATAGTACTCCTGTATTTCTCCAACCATACTCCTGGAAGACGTTAGCATTTGCACCTAAGTCTTTTAAGAACATTATTTGGTTTTTAGGAACTAAATATCTTTGTCTTTTTCTAGATATCATGTATAAGATAAATAAAGAAATATTATTCTCAATTACAGTTTGAGCATTATACCACTCTATGATCATTTCTAATCTTTCATGTGTTTGCTTGATATCATCAAATCTTCCACACCATGCTGCTACTATTTTATCTTGTTCTATATATGTTTCTGTTTCATCTACTGTAACTTTAGTTACTTCTACAGGAGCTTTCATTACATAGATAGAACATAATGAGTCTGAAGTAGTTGTCTTTCCTTCTGCTACAGGGTCAATAGATGCATAGTACTGGCCATAAACGGGATCTTTAACTGGTCTTTCCCATACTACTAAACATCCAGTTTTATCTTCTGTCTTTTTAGATAGTGGAAATTCAGATATTGGTAACTTATTACTATCTTTTACTTTAATCTTTCCTGTATCATCTCTAGATATATCTAGATATTCATAAGCATATTCTTTATCTTCTATTCTTCTTATTTGAGCAGTAACAAGATGTGATGGAAACTTAGATACTTTTCTATGTTTAAATGCTTCTGCTATATTTCTAGGGTGCTGAGATATTTCTAACTGGTAATCTTCAGGGTCCATAGATTTTTTTATCTTCTCAAAATAATCATCTAATGCTTGTAATGCTTCTTCTACAAGTGAATTACCATAATCATCTATGTAAGGAGGCATTGACCATTGTTCAGGAATAAATAAACCTGACTTACCTAAAGTACCTTGCTCATCTAACAAATCTGTCTCTACAGAATAGATATCATTAGCTTCTGGATCTAGAATCATTTTCTTTAATGGCTCACATTGATCTAAATCACCTACTGATCCTGCTGCTATAAATAATCCTGTAGTAATCATACCTGATTTAAGAGCTGGTTTAATGTATCCAAATGTTGTATTCATTTTAGGAGCAATACCTGCCTCTTCATGAAAGAAATATTTAACTGGTCCACCTACTCCATTTGTTGGATCTTTATCAAAAGACATTCCTTGTAAAGTTCCTTTTAATCCTACCTCAGCTTTTCTATCTCCTTTTCTTACTTCAATCTTTTGTTGCCACATCATTACTTTATCTGGAGACATTGGTCTATACCAAGCAGTGTGTTCATTTAAGAATGCAGCATATTCATTTAGAAATTTCCATGTTCCTTTCTCATTAATGTAATCTTTAAGACTAGCTCCCATCTTAAGTGTAACTCCAGCCTCAAACCATAACTGATTAATTAGTTTACCTGCATGAAAATAACTAGATGCAATCTGTCTTTTCTTTAATATAGCAGCATGTAAATAGAATAGTTCTGCAAGTACCTCATATAATGCCATATGATATTGTGCATCCCTTATTTGAGCAAAGTCAAACTTCTGTTGTTCCTTATCAAATATAGGTAAGAAGTTTAACCACATATAATAATCTCTGGTAAGATACCATGTTTTATTATCTGATTTAACTAATACTCCTAGTCTACATTTATTTTTCTGATCATCCCAGTAATTAACAAAGTCTCTAGATTTAAATGGTGCAGTACAGTATACTTTAGTTTCTCTAAACTTTCTAGACTCAGCAATAAATATTTCATTTGTTG